ACCTCTGTCTCCTTTGTCACCTTTTTCAGGAACAATAGACTTTGCAATCTCTAGTTGGTCATTGACCTTCTTTTCCATCACCTTGATGGCTTCGACAATCAACTCAACATTGTCATTAACGGCTTGTTCCTCATTGTTTCGCATCGCAATGAGAGTTTCTTCCATCTGATTGATGGCGGCTAGTTTTTCATCAAAAGACGAATCTCCCGACTCAATGCTTTGGATTAACTCTTTGATACTAGCCATTTCTTAATCCATCTGTAAGTTTAGTCAAGAAGTCTTGTTTTACCTTGTTTTGGGCATTAAGTTTATCTGCCATCTGCAATTCAACAATCTTAGACTTGTTCTTAATGTCAGCTTCTTTGAGCATTAGGTCAGCAATCTTAACCCGTTTATCAAACTCCTTAGAGGCTAAATCAGCATCATTTGGAAGATTCTTGGTGTTCGCTGCCATGCTCTTAGCTTGAAGTTCCATAGGCATTAACTGTGTTTCAGTCAACAACTTCTGAGCTTCAGCACGATTTTGCTCTGCTTGAGTAGTCTGAACAGCAATCTGAGCCTGTGCCGCTTGCATAGCCAACTGAGCCTGTGCTTGTTGCATCTGCTGTGCTTGTGGATCAGGCTTGCTCATCTCATCCAACATCTGAATCAACTCATATCTGTTAGACAAAGAAGAATTAGCCATGATTCCCTTGAGAATCACAGGCAAAACAGGTGTATTAGGGCCAAGTGTCTGAAGTAAGGAAATGAACTGTTGTTGTTCATGCTCACGAGCAATGATACCCAAAGCTGCAGTTGGTATGAACTTCATGTCAACAGTAGGATAACGCTCTGGGTCGAACTGCATATAGCGGAAAGCCGCCTTATTGATGAACGGAATCAAGAAATCTTCTTGGAAGTTCACCAATGTACGCTTGTATTTCTTGATAATTGAGGCAACAGCCATCGAAATACCACCCTGATTCGCATCCCTAGACACGTTGGATACCATTCCTTGTGAGTCTAGTGTTCCAGTAGCCTGAAGTAGCATTCTCTCGAACTCTTTGGCAGTAGTAATGTTCCCAGAATCGGTATTTCCGAACTTGAAGGGGAACAAAATCTCTGATGGATTGCCGTTTGTCAGGATTGCCTTGCCTGGCTTTACCTCAAACTTAGCACCTCTAGGCAGTCTAGTGGCATCCATAGCCATCATAGGGCTTGTGGTGAGCGCCAGAGAGTCCAAATGTGAACGAATCTGTGCGTCAATAGCCTTCTGAGAGTTATAAGCCTTCTCTACAGTACCACGACCCAACAAACGATTAGGGACTGTATCGTCTTGATAAGCCAGAATTGGCCTATCTTTCATCATGTAAGGGTTCTTTTCTGCTTTGAGAAGCACATTGTCATTAGCAATAACAACAATAGCCTCTACCAGATCGGAATACTCGTCTTGCACAGAGTCTTCAGGGAACAAATCTTCAACTTCTGACTCATCCTCAAGTTGGTCAAGATACTCTCTAGGAACTAAGCCATAGTAGGTTAATAGCTTAACTTTGTCGTCTTGGTATTGGCTAACCTCTTGGGTAGGCTCTAAGTCAGAGTCTTCAGAATCAGTACCAACCTCTACCTTGCGATAGATGCCTTCTTCTTGACCTCTAACAATCTTGTGGATAGAGACATACTTCTCAATAGCCACACCCATACAGTCTTCAATAGAAGTTCCATTTGGGTCAAACAAGAAGTTCTTAGGGTTAACAGGAACAATCTTGACTGCAATCCTGTCCTTTTCAATCACACCAATAGCGGCTTGACCGACTTGACCAGGTATTGCCTGAGTAGCGGGAACAAAGATCTTCTCTGTTTTAACAATGACTTCACCAATGCCAGTACCATAGATTTCAGCCATCAACTCAATCTGGTCAATGGACTTGCGAATCTTGTCTATCTTGAAGTCTTCCATCAGTTGAGCCTTGATAGCGGCTACATCCAATGGATTGTTGTTTACATCACGAATATCGTCTTCAATATCAAAGAACTCACCTTGACCAAAGATAGCCTCAATGATCTCTGCATGACGGGTTTCTACAGCCTGTTGGGTAGCGGGAGTGACAATTCGGCTTCTCTCGGAATCACGGGTTTTATCTTCAGCAGCCCATTCACCAGTAAAGATGCGTTCATATTCCAACCAGTCATCCAGATAATTGGTATTGCGATAGTCTCTCCAACGATCACAATGATTTACAACAAACGCTACGAGTTCTTTATCAGATTCTGTTGGCTCTTGAAATTCCATGCTCAAACCCCCGATATTATGTCCACAGGCTGCCAATCATCGGTATCGTCTTCCTCAAAGTATGAGGTAACGGCGAGCTGGTCTATATAACTAAGCGCATCAGGCAGATCATCGTGAACCCCCTGTGCGGGAAACATTAGAAGTTGGTCAACAAACTCATCCCAATTCTCTTCTGAATTGAGCGTGATTCTGCCATGTTCAAACCTTCCTTGCAATGCCCAGATAATTCTATCTGCTTTTTTCCTATTCCCATGCGTTAAATCAACAATATGGGCATAGATGTTACTTTTCCTCATCAAGTCGCTCAAATAGGGCAAAACAGCGTTCTTAAGCGCCCCCCTCTCAATTCCAATACTAAGTGGCCTGTAATCCCGAATAGCCATCAAGATGTTCACAGCAGTCGTTCTAATATCCCACCTTCCGTGAATAATCTTGTCAACAAACCACTTTCCATCCTCTGTGACATAAACAACACAGATAGCAGACTCATCCAACCGCTTCTTGGCATTACCCGCTTGTTTGGCAACCTCCTCAAACCCCGCTAAGTCAACAGAGATGAAATATGACCCCTTATTCGGTCTTTCCCCATATTTAATCCATTCTTCCTTGAAAACATCACTCCCCGCATTGGAGAACGATGCCATAAATTCTTGTTTAAAGGCAAATGTGGATAGAGTTTTCTTGGCAGACTCGATTTCTGATGGGTCGATTAGCGGATTGTCGGCAGTAGTGAAATGCCATGATTTCCAGTCTGAATCAGTATTTTCTTCTCCAAGTTTGTACAAGTCGTGAAACCAATTTCGCCCTTTTGGAGTTCCCAAAAATAGCGCACGACCCTTTTTATCGCTCAAACTGGCTCGAATAACTTGCTCCCATGCTTCAGGTTTGATGTCGGCAACTTCATCTAGCACCGCATAAGTAAGTGAAACTCCACGCAAAGTGTCAGGACGATCTGCACCCCTAACGTAGATTTTTGCTCCGTTAATCATCGTAATATCAAGATTGTTAACGTGACTAGCTTGAATAACATCCCTTCCCAAATCAAGCAACAAATCCCATATGATTTGCCGACTCTGCCCCATAGTAGGCGATACATATAGCACTGCAGACCCTTGAGGGCATCTTAGAGCTTCTATAATCAGCGTGATGGCACATAACCTAGATTTTCCGCATCGACGCCCAGCAGCAACGATTTTGAATCGGCTTTTGTCAGCAAAAACTTCCTGTTGCCAAGGTAGAAGCGAGAAATTTAAATCAGCCATTTTTTCCTTTGTTTAAGTATCCAATAGCATTGCTTAATAGATTTACATCATCATGGAACTTGCCAAGAGCAGTATTGCATAAGTCACAAAGTATTCCACGAACTTTATTAGTTGAATGGCAATGGTCTACTACCATTCTTGTCTTTTGCTCACCATATTCTTGTTTAGTGCCACATATAGCGCAACCACCACCCTGAGAAGCAAGCATTTGCTCAAAATCCTCTTGAGTTAAACCATAACTACGTTTTAAGTGACCTGAACGACAAGAAGCATAATGCCTAGCTCTAAACTCTTCATCTTCACGCATTTTTATAGCTTGCATATTGAGCTTTCTATTTTTAAACTCTTCATCCGACGCATACTTTTTTCTCTCAAGCAATGCCATACATTCCTTGCATCTAGGACGAACACCTTTTGTGCCATTAGCAATTTTGTAGAAAGCATCAAGAGGTTTTTCAATTTTGCAGTAAGTACATTTTTTCATACTGCAATTATACTCTTGCTTAAACAAGAATACAACTGAATGTTATTTAAACATCGGTAATGTCATCCGCCTCTATTACAGTAGGCTCTTCCCCCAATCCAGTGATGTTAATCGTTACAGCACTCCTCTGACTCTTATCCTTCTCAAACATACTCACAGGTAGAGTTCTGTCTAAACACATCTTCAAAGCCACTAATTGATGCGGATGCTCGTCATTCAACGCTATCTCTATCACCTTCTGAGCAACATCCTTACCTCCAGACCTAATCATCAACTCCTTAAGCTCCTTGAGCCTCTGGTGATCAGTCTTAGGCAGTATTGCAGGAGGATTGTCAGCAAACCTCTGTATCGTCATCTTCACAGAACCCTTTGGTCTTCCTCTTCCACGCTTTAGAGTCGTTTCCATGCTTTCCTTTCAATTTAGCTTTTTTTGAGGGTGGGGGGTAATTTCCCATTTTCCCTTTTTCGGT